CCTACTTTTATTATTATTATTAAATTATTATATATATATATATATAGGGTACAGACAGAACAGTACAGACACACACAGCCACACTAAGGTGGGTGTGTAAGTGGGCAAGTGGGACATTTTAGGTAAAAAAGCTCTACAGGCCGCGGATTTACTGGGTTTGTCCATGTCCCACTTTAAAAAACACCATGTTTCAAGCAGGTTCATAACCCACTTTAAAAAAAAATTCGATTTTAAAAAGCGCATCGGACGATTATGAGCTTCTTTTCCAGTGTGACGGTTGAGCGGATTCGATCGTTTTTCCCGGCCAACACCCCGGGAGAACACAACTTGTCCGCTTGAACGGACTGACTGGGAAAATAGCCCAGGCGTGCTGAAGCGCCCGTTATTAAGAGAGTGCTCTTACGCTATGTCGCCTTACCAACTAGGAGGACGTCTTGAGTCGCGACCTTCCATGCTGTTGGGTTAAACAAGGGGTAATAAGCCTTGAAGAAAGAGCACTCTCTTAATAACCCCGTTCGGTAACGAACAGGGTCAGAAAGAGGCCAGAATTCGAGACTATGCCCGCTCGGTATTACGATTGAATACACTATCCATAACAGCGTTCAGTTTCTTGAGGATTTTCTCACCTTCACTCTTCTCGAGTAATTTATTTAGGCGCGCCCGCTCTTTCTTAGCGCTGAAACCTTTCTCATCAAGGTGACGGATTTGAGCGCGGACGCTACGCTTTTCGAACTCACGTGCTTCAGCCTGTTCGCGTTTTATTTCTTTTGTTTTTAGCATTATTCCTCCTATTTAGAATATTCTTTGGCATAACCGCCTTTTGCTCCGAGCGGGAGTTCGGGAGCCCACGCAGGTGACGCCGACATAATTGAGATCATCCGCTCTAACGCATGATCTGCTTGCTCCTCCGGCACGACGCACAATACCTCATCGTGCGTACTACCTACTGTCCGAATTCCTTCCTTTTCGATATTTAATACTTGATCGGAGATGATGACCCTCGCCAGTCCCTGAACGATATTTTCTTGAAGGCGCGCTCCGTAGATGAACTGTTTATTATTCAAATGACCAAATGTCCAACTACTACCCTCATCAGTTGAGTCAAGTTCGGGGTACCAGATCGCCATCTTGTTAGGCATGACCAGATGGTTCCTATAGAATGTGATAGCCTTACATTTACTCTTACGGTTAGGCTTTAGAAAACACATCTGTTGTATATAGTTGTCCATTTTCCGCCATGACTTAGCTATCTTGGCGTTCGTTGATCGGTATGTATAAATTACATCTCGTGCTTGTTTCTCGGTTAACACGAGTGGGTCCATTCCTAATGGTCCAGTTGCGACGAATGCTTGGAATTTCTTTGCACCCATCCCATAACCACAACCTAATATGATTACTTTACCGAATTGACGCTGTGCTTCAGTCACATCAGCTTCATCTATATTGAAATGAAAAGCCGCCGCTTGAGTATATAAACAACCACCTCTAGATAGAGTATGAAGCGCATTGAATTCGTCACTCCACCATGCGTTTACCCGTAGTTCTATTTGTGAACTATCAGCTACTACGATTACATGACCATCAGGGGCGATAATACTTTTTCGGATTTCTGAGTTTCTAGGTAGGTTCTGAACATTATATCCATCTGCTCCAGACCATCTACCCGTATGTGCTCCATAATATTTTAAAGGCATCGGCATGCGTTGATCTGGTGACGCTTTACCGATATCGATCATCTTTTGCGCGCGTTTGATAGCAATGTTACTTTTCGCTGCTAGTCTGGCAGCAAATACATCGGCATAATCAGGATTATCTGCAATACACGCATGAAATTCAGGGTCACCCTTAGAAAGAGCAGGCTTAGGCCAGCTTTGACCGTCCTCTAGGGGTTTCATAGGTACTCTGATTTTCTCTTTATGGAGGTATTCCGCGAATTTCTTGTTACTTAATAGAATTTCCTCATCAATACCACCCGCTTCAATAATAGTGGCGCGACTGTTGATCTCACTGATCAGTGACAGTGTTAATCGGTCTATATCTAGCTGTAAAATAGGATCTATACCCCATTTTTGAGTGAGGTGGATAATATCCAGTTCATCATCAGGGAATGCAGGGATTAATTTGTTATAAATACCTCTACATAACACCACATCTTGTATCGCATATTCGATTAGTTTTTCATCAGATTCGGTAGCGCCTACGGTTAAACCATCTAGTTTAGACCCGAGACCTAGCTTGCTCGATACGTTTTTCAACGTGTGAGGTTTGATTGGTAACATAGCCCTAGCCATAGCTACTGTGCAACACCATTGTTTTACGGTAATACCGTAATGTTGAGTTAGGACGAGCCCATCGAATAGCATATTGTGAGCGACTACTCTGCTATTCTTCCAATCTAGGTCTGGTAATTTATCACCATCTACCCAGTAGGCTTCACCATCGTCAATGGCTATTGCTGTACCCAATACTTGGAATTTAGGATGCCTTACATACTCCAAGGTGGTCATCTTCGTTAGAGAATATTCCTTATCATAGTAGGTTTCGAAATCTATAAATATAGTCTGCATTGGTTCCTCATTTGCACCGGTTAGTGTCTAACTATTTTACTCTTTTGTACTGTCGGGGCTGTTGACCACGTCCCTGTGGCCGCCCGTGGTATTACAGGTCGAACGGTTGACCGTCTTTAGTGTAATAACGCATTCCTGCTAGTTCCATAACAGGTGGTTCGCCTTCCGAAGCAAGATTCTCTTCGCGAAAGATGGTAATACCGAATTTGGTCAATCCGGCACGTAACTCAACTGCAAGGGCAGGGGAGTCGGTCGCAACATCACGACACGTTTTGTCCCATTCACCCAACGCTTTCACTGGGTCATCACCGAACTCATCGATGTGGTGAACCGGTGTTAACTCCATCTTCAAACGTTTGGCTACTAGATCGACCATCGCTTGAGTCATAGGTTTGCTGGACATATACGCTACTTTCTTCATACTAAAATACCTCATAGGTAGTGGTTAAAAAATCGAATTTGGAGTGGTGCGGATCGCATCGCCAATCCATCTACCTGCAGGTAGTTTGTTCGTAAGGTGGCCTCTTCACCCCTTACCCGCACCGTGGCGTTACATTATAAATTCATTGTTTTTCTCCAGTTGAGCAGGAGCGACCTGCGGTTACCGCGGTAGTAGGCACGCATATTCAGAAGCACCCCGTCGGGTTTCCCTGGACTGCAAGATGTCGGACGCTACCGACACTTTGGAAATCCAAAAAGAACACGCCTTGGACTTACCAAGGCGCGCTAAAGAGGTATTAGTTGGCCAGATCATCTTCGATCTGGATTAGAATATCTAATGAACTAGGCACCGAATGTTCGATACATTGGTTACCTTGCTCAAAAAACTCCAAGGTAATATCTATTACCTCGGCGTGAAGATCTACTTCTTTTATTTCGTCGTCTGACATGGCGGTTAATCCTTATTAGTTGGCACGTCCATGTGCCGAGTTAAATATACCTAAGCTTAAGCCTCAACCTCAGTAGCTTTAGGCATAACCAATTTACGGTTTAAACAGTAAGATTTAATGAAGTTTTCAACATGAGAGGTTGCCAGATCTTCGTTCTGATCTACCAACTCTAGCAAAGCGACGAACAACTCTTTATCGCTAAGGTTCTTTGCCGCCCAAGCATCCAAGCGATACTCGACTTTACCTAACCCTCGATCTATCGACGCTTGCAACATACGGGCTTGCGCATCCGCTATAACTTGCAGGGCTTTTTCAGCGCGGGCGGCTTTAATTTCTGCCGCTTTCTCCGCTTTAGCGATGCTATGCATCTCTACCATGGAACGTCGCCCAATGGCCGCCAGTTTCTCAGCCGATGCCTCAGCCTCAATTTCACGGATACGGTTGTTATCCTCTAATGCACTCAATGCATCTTCGAAGTTCTGAATACCGTAATAATCAGGGGTTACGTCTGGGGTAGATGCGTACTTATTCACACTCCATACTTCAAATAACATTGGGTCATTTGATACTCCCATATTTAAGTTAGAGTAGATAAGTTCCGCACCCTCTGCGTAATCTGCGGCAATGTCCATTAGGAACTCGTAATCCAACGGTAACGGGCTGTCGAAATACGTTGTGCCCGCATATGCACGGCTATCTTCTTGCTCGTCACCTTGGGCTAGTTCGAGCGCGATGAGATTGTTTCTATGGTAGTCAGCGGTACTATGCTTGCCGCGTTCCTCCGCATCATGAATCTTCGCCTGACACTCTTTGATTTTAATATCAACCGACGTTCCCTGCCCTTTACCTTTACCGGCAAGGCGGTCGTACAACGTCAATGTAAACCCTCGCATGATGAGGTTAATCGAACGCCCAATAGTGAACGCATTATTTCTGTCTGGTGCCTTTTCGGCCAAATTGCCAAGGGCTGTTAACCAATGAGCCGGTGTATATCCTAGCGGGTCAGCCTCAATTAACGGTTCAATCACACTTGCTACCTTGCGATAGTCTTTGGCATTTTGAGCCATGGTCAATCCACGGTTCATAGCTAGGTCGCAAAACCTATCACGCACCGTGTACTGAGGTACCCAGTCTTTGTCAACTTCAATCTCGGGCTCAACCTCAACGGTCGGGGCTACAATTTCTGTAGCTATGTTATCGACAATCTCATCCATTACGGCTGTAGTCATAGTGCCTGCATCCACTTGTGTCTGTAACTCAGCGATGGTGTCGTTTACTACTGTTGAATCTGTCATGTTGGTTCCTTTTGGGTTAACTTCAGTCGATACTACTTCCACTTCTACTACTTTCTTTGTTGTACTCATTACGTTCTCCAGTCTTGATTTAAATTAGGCATTTTCGCCCACATATGAGCCGTAAGGTGGCTCAACCCACTCTGGGGTTGCATTACCCCAGTCCTCAATAAGACCAACGTGCTTGAACACATTTGTCTTATGCACAATCCCTGTATCAGGATCCATAGATTCTTCACTTACCCTTTCAGAGTAAGCATAAACAACACTCACACCAGCTTTATGCATAGCGAATACGAGTGGTGACATTAACCATGGTGCACCGCCAATCATCACGGTCTCAACACCCCTGTAGTTATTTACCAAGAATACTAATACATCGCATCTTTCCTTGATGCTGTAGTCATCGTAATCTGGCATGGTGTCAAACGTCAGTGCACCTTTCAACACATCCATATGTACTTTAGTTACGTCAATCACACCGTCTTCGATTTGTGCAGGTGTGGCTTTATGTTGCGTCAAATTTAATATAGTTCTCATGTTATTTCCCCTGTTTGATACTTAATCTACGTTGATCATCTATGTAGTCCATCATCAGATTGAACGATGAGAATCCAATAGCTGGTAATGAACTACTCTTAGTTATATCTCTGCACCGCCACGACGCTCGTGACGTATGCAGAAATGCCCAACGCTCAATACGACATATGCGGTATTGAACTAGATAGGTAAACACAAAAGCCCGGAGCAATGGGTTGTGAGGTCTTAATGGGCGTTCAAACATTGGATTCTTCCTCCGCGGCAGTCATACCGCAATACCCATGATAATCAGGCATCGCATCTATGATTTCAGCTATCTCATCTTGCTCCCGCTGACGCTTAACTCTCAACGCCTCACGTTCCCACGCGACTTGTTGAACCCTATAGTCGAACTCCGTAGGTCTTACCGGAATCTGATCTTTAAATGGGCAGAAGAACTCAGCTAATTCGGACGCTATACGCCAAACTAACCATGAAAACCCTGCGATTGATGCAAGGATGACTGTAATAACTATCGAGTAGACGACCAAATGGCCTACATCAAAACTAACACTTAATGGACTCATAGGATGTTACCTCCTAAATCGAATGCGAAGACGATGGTTATTAGAATAACCACTACTAATATTTCAATACGGTCGTAGGCGCTCATTTGGCACCTCCGAAGTTCAGTCTATGCTCGGCTACAGTCGCCGAACGGATTGAGAGGTCGATATGTTCATCAACCTCTATGTCTAAGTCCCTTAGATTCTCAGATGTACCCATGAATAGGTACTCGTTGTTGGCGTCATACCAACTGTTGAACTGCTCGTTGTTCTTAATTATTTCACACATGATAGCCTCCTCAGACTAGCTCATTATGTAGGCGGAAGTCCCTCACTCTCAGAGCCACGTGCTGGGCGCCAAGAGCGAGGAACTAAGAATGGGGTGTTTATAGATCAACGCTTTAGAATGGTGTTGTGCCAAGCATTGCGTCGATGGCAAACATGGCTGATTTCCAATCTTTGCCATTCTTCTTGGAGCATTGAAGCTTGACTATCAACGCCTCCATTTCCTTAGCGTTAACAACAACGTCACCATCCTTGACGGTCTGAACTACCTTTTTGCCAATGCTAGGTGCGTCGAACTTAGCGCGATTCTCTTGGCGCTTGGCCTCTAAGCGGGCGTTCTCGAGGTGCTCATCTTTGGTAGCCACCTCGAGCTCAGTGCTAGGCATCGAAGCCACTTGAGCCGGCGCTCCGAACATTGCGGATGCCCGTTTTGCTGAGCAGTCAAGCTGGTATTTCTCTGCCGCCGCTTTGTTGTTACCGAACTTCGCGGTGTGACCGTTGTAGCGCACCGCATAACCGTTGATGGATGTGTTAAGTACTGGGCGTGCGATGTTAGTAGTTGTTTGAGTAGTCATGGTCGTTCCCCTTGATTAGTTGTTAGATGAATGATCTTTTGATCACATAGAGAACTAGGCGGCTAGAGGCCAAGAACGGGGTTATCGTTCTGCAGGCTCTGGACGCTGGGATATGTCGAGGGCTGCGGGAATAGAAGGCGTTGATCGGAGTCTAGAGATACGGGGTTGTTTCTTGGAGCGTAGATCTTGGCGAGTCGAAAAAGCTGGCGAAGGGGTGGGGGGCGTCGGCCAAGAATCTCAACGCAATGGGGGACGTCGGCAACCTCGCGGTTGAGCCATTTTCAAACCAAACAGCCCCGAACAGCCCCAAGGTATAAACAGCCCCAAGAAGCTAGTATGGTAAGCTCTACGGGTAGAGCTAACGGAGAGCCCATGAAACTTAGCCCCCATTTTAGGCGCGAAGAGTTTGCATGCCCCTGCGGAGATTGCAGGGCCAGTCACGATCCCGCTGTGGATCACACGTTGATAGAGATATTAGAAGACATACGAACGCACTTTAACAAGCCCATTGCTGTCACCAGCGCGTACAGATGCTACCGTCATAATGAGAAGGTCGGCGGAAAACCAGCATCACAACACTTAACAGGCCGCGCCGCGGACATCATCGTTAGGTCTCACCCCTCAGAAGAAGTCTTCGCCTACGTAACGGAGCGATGGCCTGACGAGTTCGGTTTTGGGTCCTACGCCACGTTTACGCACATAGATAGTCGCGGCACGAAAGCGAGGTGGTAGTGGACCAATGGCACAAAGGTTGTAAACCTCCAAGGAAGGAGCCAAATGCAGATTATAAGTACAAGTAAATTACAGCGAAGCACTCCGACCAGTGCAGGCTACGACCTATGCGCTGATCTCGACGAGCCAAGCACTTTGCAGCGAGGTGACATAGCGCTCATCCCCACAGGTATAGCGCTAAGCCTAGGAACTAAGGACTTAGTCGCTAAGATCTACGCCCGAAGCGACCTAGCTACTTTGTACGGGTTACGGATGAGTTCAGGTGTAGAGATCGTAGACGTGGGTTACACGGACGAGATATTTGTGCCACTAGTTAACAGTGGGTACGACGATTTCGTTATTAAGCCAGGGATGAAAGTAGCGCAAATGATATTCGAACGGGTAGTACATCCTAATTTGGAAGAAGTAGACCAGTTCGGTGAGTACGATTACGGGTATGAGCCAGATTATGGTTCAGGCCGTTTACATTAAAGGGAGCAACATGGAAGTTGATGAATGGTTAGAAAGGTACAGTTGGTACCTAGACCTAAGCCCTGCGCGCAGAGCGTGGGTTGCTAAATTGGTAGAAGAGATAACCCCAGAAGTATTTGTGGGTATGAAAGGAATTCAACAGGCACTGAAGGATCAGGATTTTGCATTACTAGCAGAATTGATCATAGCTTACGATGAGGTGAGTGACGATCTGGTAGAGGAGGTGAGCGTTGATGACGAAGGATATGGAGATTGATCCATGGTGGAACAGACCGAAACACTAACGGCCGCAGAGCTTAGCGCCCAGCGCTTAGCGCTAAGAGACGAAGACCGGAAGAAAAACGCAGGTAAGCCTGGATATTCTAGGTTTGGTGTCAAGTTAGGAGGATCTAGTGGCATTGATATGGCCGCTAGGGCTAGGGCTAGTAGCGCTCAGCGCGAAGCTGATCGGAAGGAATTAGAAGAACGGAGGGCTGAGCGTAAACGCGTACATACGATTGAGTTAGCAGTTAACGCTAAAGCTAGGAAAGGACTTCCACGATTTAAAAAGGATCTACAAGAAATGGCGGCTAAAGACGAGGCGCAACGAGAGAAGATTAAAGATACGGGGGTAATGCAGTCTCCGGAGGAGATACAGCAGTTACTCGTTGATTTGAGATGCGATCCTATAGCGAGAATGGCGGCTATAGCAGAAAGGGCAGAGAAGGCCGGCGAGCTGAATACCGCGGCCAATCTATATAAGGAATTAGCACAGTACGCTGCACCTAAAAGGAAGGCGGCTGAACCCAAGGTGATTAAGGATAAGAACCTTACGATAATGAGCGAGGAGGAACTATTGGCTGAGATAGCTCGCTTGGAGTCGTCCATTGGCTGAGGCAACGGAATCGCTTCTGGCAAGGGTACGGGCACTCAAGGAACTAGAGGCTCGGATGAAGGAATCGCAAAATACGTACGCAGCTTATGAAAAGCAGAAAGAGTTTCATGAGATAGGGATAGAGTACGCTGAGCGGTGCCTAATGGCAGGGAATCAGACAGGCAAAACGTATAGCGGTGCTATGGAATGTTACTTCCATTTAAGTGGTAATTACCCTGAATGGTGGAGAGGGCTTAAGTTCGAAAAAGCTCCAGTTATATGGGTTGGTGGAGACACCGGTGAGACGATAAGGGATACGACTCAGCGCCTGTTGCTTGATAGGCCAGGGAAGTTGCAGGAAGATAGTTACGAGGGAATCCTCCCTAAACGGATTATCATCGGGGATCCTAAGCCTGCGCTTGGGACCCCGAACCTATTTGACCACGTTAAGGTTAGGCATACGACCGGTGCGATTAGTTACTGTTATTTTAAAGCCTACGCTAAAGGTAGGCAGAAGTGGCAGGGCGAAACCATCGATCTAGTCTGGTTTGACGAGGAACCACCCGAGGAGTTATACGCGGAGGGTCTGACGAGGACCAACCGTGGGCAACTCGGGCAAAGGGCTGTACTGACGTTCACCCCGTTGCTTGGTATGAGTAACGTTGTTGCTAAATTTCTACAGAGTCCTTCTCCCGCGCAGAAGGTGGTTAAGATGACCATCGAGGACGTCGGGCATTACACAGAAGCGGAGCGAACGTCTATCGTGGCTTCGTACCTAGAGCACGAGCGCGAAGCACGGGCTAAAGGAATACCCATAATGGGTAGTGGTAGGGTATTTCCTATCACTGAGGCTTCTATCATTGAGGAGCCCCTTCAGATGAAGGACCTACCTGGATGGTGGAAAAGCATCGCAGGGATTGATTTCGGTTGGCAACATCCGTCCGCCGCAGTGATGATTTTATACGACCCTGAGAACGATATAGTTCATATCCACGCTACACATAGAGAAAAGAATGCTACGCCTATCATGTTTGCGGGCGGCGTTCGTACTTGGGGTGAAGAGATTCCGTTTTCGTGGCCCCATGACGGTCTTCAGCATGACAAGGGCTCAGGTAAGACTCTAGCCGAACAGTACAAGGAAGCGGGTATAAATATGCTTAATCAGCGGGCGACTTTTGATGATGGGTCGTACGGATTAGAAGCAGGGCTAATGGATATGTTGGATAGAATGCAGACGGGGAGATTGAAGGTTTCTCGGATGCTAGCAGATTGGTGGGAGGAATTCCGGATATACCATAGGCGCAATGGAATAGTAGTTAAAGAACGAGACGATCTCATGGCCGCTACGCGCTATGGGATCATGATGCTTCGTTATGCGAAGCCGATAGTCGAGCCGATGAAACGGTATCCGACTACACCTAAAATAATTGCAGATATAGAGGTTGGCTACTAGATGGCATACGAGAAGAAAAAAGGAATAGACGAGTCGAATCGGTTACAGGCACTAGGTTACGGGTTAGCGCGTTTAGCTCAGGAACAAGTAGGTATTCGGCAGGTTACCGAGGACCGGTGGCTAGGTGATTTAGAACGTTATCAGGGTAAGTATGATGCGGCTACGGCCAGTAGGCTGGCCGCTACCGGAGGGAGCAAAGCGTTTGTTAACCTGACGCGGGCGAAAACGTCTGTGGCAGAAGCTAGATTGTCGGATATGTTGTTCCCGTCGGACGATAAGAACTGGGGGATCCAGCCTACGCCGGTACCTAAATTAGCTAAAATGGCGCAGGATGCAGGTCAGGCGCGTAATACCTACGGCGAAGGAATGACTGATGAGCAGGGCCAGCCAGTTAGTAATATGGACCTTGCTCAGCAAGCTATACAGGACGGACTGGATCGCGGAAGGGCGATGGAGAAAGAGATCGAGGACCAGCTTGTAGAGGCTCGATATCACTCCATAATGCGGGACGTTATACATGATGCTTGCGTGTTTGGAACTGGTATCGTTAAGGCGCCCATAATAACGGCGCGTAAACGGAAGAGTTGGCAGAATATGGGTGAAGGGGTTCACTCGATGGAAGCGGTAGACGAGTTCCGCCCAGGGGTTGAAAAGGTAAATGTGTGGGACTTCTTCCCAGACATGAGCGCGACTATAATCGATGAGGCTAATTTTATATTTGAGCGCAGGTACGTGTCTCGGAAACAGCTTATTGAGATGAGCGGAAATCCTGGGTACATGGCGGATCAGATTCGTGAAGCGATCAAGATGACTAGTACTGATAATGCTAGTAGCGGGGATACACATGTAGCACGGCTGAGGGAGTTATCCGGATTAGCTACAGACATGACGCAAGGTAGATATGAGTTGTGGGAATATCATGGGCCATTAGATAAGGACGACCTAGCCTGTTGTGGGTTTGAAATGGACGAAGATCAGGACGAGTTAACACTTAATGAGGCGGTGATTACGTTCGTCAATAATATTGTAATCAAGGCCGACGTAAACCCCATGGAGTCTAAAGATAGGCCCTATGCGGTGTTCTGTTATGAGTCAGACGATACGTCGATATTTGGATTTGGATTACCTTATCTGGTACGACATGAGCAACGTATAGCTAACGCGTCTTGGCGCATGGCGCTTGATAACGCGGCTTTGACTACTGGGGGGCAGATTGTACTGAACCGAGAAGTTCTGATTCCCGATGACGGGAATTGGAGCATTCGTCCGCGTAAGACCTGGCACGTGACCGACCCGACAGTCGACGTAAGGGCCGCGTTCCATACCCACGAGACTAGCTCGCATTTAGATGAGCTTCTCGCGATATACAACAGTGCTAGAAATATGGCGGATGATGTAACGGCGCTACCTATGTTAGCTCAAGGTGAAATGGGCGGGGCTCCAGATACCGCATCAGGAATGTCGATGTTGCTTAACTCTTCGAACGTAGTGCTTAGACGCGTAGTCAAAGCATTCGACGATGATATAACAACACCGCTAATTACTCGATTCTATGACTGGAATATGCAGTTCAATGATAAGGAAGAAATCAAAGGGGATTTCGAGGTGGATGCGCGAGGTAGTTCAACGCTACTAGTTAAAGAAACTCAGACCCAAGCGCTAGTCACTATGATGCAGTTGGCTGAGTCCCCAGTATTCGGACCCCTGGTGAAACATGCAGAGTTATTTCGTAAGGTCGCTCAGGCTCAGCACATCACGCCTCACGATGTTATCGTTTCTGACGAAGAGATTCGAGCGATGGAAGAAGCGCAGTCCCAGGAAGCGGAAGAACCTCCACTAGAGATTCAACTGAAGCAGATGGATATTCAGGCGAAGCTTCAGATAGCAGAGATGGACGCTAAAATTGAGATGATGAAAATGGAGATGCAGGGTCAAGCATCGATGGCTCAGTTAGAAGGTAAGTTGGCTGAGACGCAAGTTAAGGAAGACAACAAGGCTAATATGCATATGTCAGAAATGGATTACGCGGTCAGGGAGGGTAAGGGAATATGATAGATATAACATCTAACACATGGACGAGCGTGTTTGATTACGCAGTGAAGGAACTGGAGTCTATATCTAAGGCTTTAGAGAACCCTAAATTAGGGTTCGAAGATACGCAGTTTTACAGAGGTAAAGCTCACGCACTAAATATGCTGATCAAGCAGCCCGAGAGGGAACGGACAGCGCACAAGGATGTAAGTGATTTTCAAGTCTAGGAGACAAGAGTGGCAGAAGAAACGGAAGTTGAAGCGGTAGAACCAGAAGCAGTAGTTGATGATTTCGAACAAGGATGGGCGGACGCAGTAGATGATAAACCTCAAGTGGAAGAACCAGTCGATGAGCCGGTGGAAGAGTCGGAAAATGTTACAGATGAACTCGATACGGCGGAAGGTACAGATAACGTCGAAAATGAGGAAGTTCTCGACGATACGGTGGAAAACAGTTGGGAAGGAATCCCAGAATCATATAAAAAGGAATATGAAGACGCTCAAGCCAAAATTAAAAACCTCGAGCACTCCGTGGCATCAGGGAATGGTCGAGTATCTGCGCTTTCTAGAAAGTTGGCTGACGCAGGAACACCCCAAGTACAACCTATGCAGGAGGGTATCGCTCCAGATGCTGGCAAGTTGTGGACTAATCTCAAGGAAGAATATCCAGACATAGCTAATGGGACGGATGAACGCTTCCATGAAATGGAGTCCAAAATTGATAAGATGGTGGAGGAACGTCTAGCGCCACTACGTCAGATGGAGGAAGAGCGGTACGTCGATTCTCAGCTTAATATAGTTACACAGGCGTACCCCGAATGGCAGGAAACGATCGCTACGGAGGACTTCGATAAGTGGGTCATGGAGCAACCGCTAAAGGTGCAGGACTTACGCAAATCATACGAATCGGAGGATTACATTTACCTCTTAAAATGTTATAATGGAGATAAGTCTGAGCAAGTCGAAGAGATCCGATCTTCGCGTGAAAACACGTTGAAAACCAACGTGGCTGTCCCTAAACGGGGACGCTCTAAACCGTCTGGACCTCCAGATGATTTTGAATCGGCATTCGCCTATTACGCAGATCAGGACTAGTCGATATTGTAGGGCACGACCCGACCCCTTAACTGCGGTTGGGTCCGCTACCTGAGACACGGAAGTATAGTAAGACGGATACTGTCAAGACGCACTAGCCTCTAATACCACAGCCCCTCTTTAGAAGAACTTCAAACGTATATTCGTTTATCTTTTAAATTGAGGGAAAACTCATGGCTCTAACCAGTTACGGGCACATTAACCAGCGTACAGCAGCGTACGCGGCTAAACAAATGCTTGCCCACGCAGAACCAATCTTGGTTCTATCTAAATTCGGACAGTCTAAACCACTGCCTAAAAACACTGCGGACACGGTCAAATTCCGTCGTCCAGTTCCTTTTGCTATATCAACTGTAGCTCTACAAGAGGGTGTCACACCAGCTGAGCAACAAATGAACTATGAAGATGTACAAGTTCAGTTGAAGCAGTACGGTGGTGTAACTAAAATCACCGACGTTGTACAAGATTTGGCGGAAGATCCAGTTCTTTCTGATGCGTCTATGCTATCAGGCGAGCAAGCGGCTGAGACTATCGAGATGTTAACTTGGGGCACCATCAAAGGTGGAACAAATATATTCTTCGATACAGCGGCTCATACTTCTCGTGCATCTGTGGACAGTAAAATTACATTGAACCGCCTACGCGCGATCGTTCGTAATTTGAAATCCAACCGCGGTAAGCCAGTAACTCAAATCATGAGTTCATCTGTTAACTACGCAACTCAATCAGTAGAGGGCGGTTACATCGCTTTCTGTCATACCGATTGTGAGGCAGACGTTCGTGACCTACCTGGGTTTACTCATTTAGCAGACTACGGTTCTCGTAAACCGTTGTGTCCTGAAGAGATCGGTTCGGTTGAAAGCATTCGATTCATCATGACTCCTCTATTGACTCCAGTTGCAAGCTCAGGCGCTGCGGTAGGTTCAACAGGTATGGTCTCTACAGACGCTACTAGCGTTGACGTTTACCCAATCGTGGTAATCGCGAAAGGCGCGTATGGTCTAGTTCCTTTAAAAGGCGCTAAAGCTATCGTACCTTCAGTATTAAATCCTGGCACTCCAAGTAAATCTGACCCTCTAGGTCAGGTTGGTTTCGTAGGTTGGAAAGCGTATTTCGCTTCTCTTATCTTGAACCAAACGTGGATGGCAAGATTAGAAGTTGGTGTCACTGACATCTAAATGGAAGTGGGGGGTCCCTTCGGGGGCCCTCTCTTAATTAGTACAAGGAGCAGTAATGGCTACGAAGAAAGCAGTAGTATCGAAGGAAAAGGAAATCCCAGTTAAGGAAGTTACCAAAGGCACTAACTATGTGACGCTTGTCGTACATAAGCA